GACTTAGGTACAAACGAGTTTGGTCACTATTTGTTATTTCATTTTTATGAAGTATCGCAAAGTCAATACTTAGGTTCAAGAACAGAGGTACAAGAAAGACAAACAACTGACGATATAGATCCAGGTTTTCAAAAAGCATTAGGTGTAAAACAATCATCAAACAAAGTAGATCACATATCAAAAAAAGAAGGTCTTAATTATAGTGGTGGCGTATCAAACTTAGATGGAGACGCACTCAATAGTTTAGAAAGAAATTCAAAGAACAAATCTATGTCAGGAAGTATGAGAACGAGTGGTCGTCTCAAAAAATCATCTGATACAGTCGCATTATATTTACCTAACAACTTATCAAATAATGTAGGTGCGTCATATCAAAAATCAGAGACAGGACTTTCAGGTGTTTTAGGACAAGATTTGATAGGTGCACAAAATGTTGACGACTTATTATCAAAAGTAGGTTCAGAAGGTACGTTTAATACGATAAGAGACGCACTTATGGACACGGTTGGTCTACAAGTAACAGGTGCATTAGTAGATTTAGTAGGAGGTGGTGATTTAACTGGTGTAGTTCGTAAAGGAACGCAACGTGCATTGAACAATGCTGTAGAAGCAATCTTCACAGGTGTTGATTTGCGTACATTCAGTTTCGAGTTTAGATTGATACCACGCAGTAAAAAAGAATTAGAGACAATAAACAAGATTATTAAGTTATTCAAGTTTCATTCATTACCAGAAAGAGTATCAGAACAAAAGATAGGAAGACATTTAATCTTTCCTGGTGAGTTTGATATACAGTATATGTACAAAGGTAAAGAAAGTCAATGGTATCCGTTTGTTTCTGGTTGCGTACTAGAATCTGTTGAAGTAAGTTATGGACCTGGAGGTGAAAGTCAACACATCATGACCGAAGATATGGAAACACCTGCACCAATAGAATACAATTTAAAATTACAATTTGTCGAAACAGAAATCATGACAAAAGAAAAAGTTCTGGAAGGATTCTAATGTCATACTTTGAAAATTTTCCTGCATACGCATATGACCTATCAGATACAGAAACAAAGACACTTATAACAGATATTGTACGCCGTGTCAACCTAAAAAGTAACGTCAAAGCGAATACTTTAGTATTTGATACATATGACGTAAGAGACGGTGAACAACCTGATACAGTCGCTTTTAAATATTATGGTGATACAAAATTACATTGGATAATAGTTACAGTAAACAACATAACCTCCCGTTATGATTGGCCACTAGACCAAGTCGCATTGTCTGACTTTGTGAATGATAAGTATAGCAGTCCAAGCGGTATTCATCATTATGAGATTAATGCGACTAGTGGTGACACAACAAAGAAATTGATAGTCGCAAGTGATACAGAGGGTGCGTTACCTGTAACGAATTATGAATATGAACAGACTTCTAACGACAACAAAAGACGCATACGACTATTAGATAAGGTATATGTGTCGCAATTTAGAAAAGAGTTTGAGCAACTAATTAAGAGACCAATATAATGCCTTTATTTACAGACGAAATTAGTTTCGCTGGTGATTTCTTTATGCCAGAGATTAATATTCTAGGTCAAGCAGATCCACTCAACTTGCGTAGTGTATTTCTAGAACTCAACATCTACGAGAGTATTACAAAACCAGCGATGTATGGAAACGTTACGATTGCAGATACAGGTAACATCAAGATGAATATGCCGTTGACTGGACAAGAAGAAATAGAGTTTAAATTAGAATTACCAGACAACGAGAGTATTGATTTTTTTAAACATCGAGGTCGTGTCTATAAAGTAGATAATCAGATCAAGACAAACGAAAGACAACAAGTCTATACGTTACATTTCACCACAAGAGAAGGTATTCGTAATGAACAGACAAGAGTAGAGAGTGCTTTTGAAGGTACAGCGAGTGATATATTATCAAAGTGTACAAAAGATTTTACAAACAAACCTATCTTCGTATCACAATATACAAACTATTACAACAAATTACTAGGTAACCGTATGAAGATGTTTTCTTTCATCAAAATGCTTGCAAGACGTAACAATGCACAATTTTATGAAAATCATAGAGGTTTTCAATTTAAACCATTACACAAACATTACGAGAACGAAGACAGTATTGAATACTTTGATCAAACACAGAACCCAGGTGGTAAAGACGTTGCATCCGATATGCACAGTATCACAGAGTATCGAGTAGAGAAACAAGGAGACATTCTCGGTGCAATCGCTAGTGGTCAAATCGCTAACACACAATACAATTATCAACGTAATAATAAAAGATTTACAAAGACACAACATAACTATGATCTCAACTTCCGAGTACGAGACGTTTTAGACAATCACGCCGAGAAGACGCCTTTTCCGATCTACAACGATATTCGAGAACCAGGCGATAAGCAAAACCGTACTCTTTTCGATATGTTTAATTCAGTCATCACCGTAGAGACGCAAGATGATACACTACATACACAATCGAATACAGATACAAATAACTACGAGAATAAAACAGAATTAAAACAAGTACGATTGCAAGATAAAGCGAGTATGAATGATATAGTCGTGAAGTGTACAGTACCTGGTAATACTAATCTTGCTGCAGGTGATATGGTTACATTAAATTTACCTTCTTTTGAAAGTTTAAATGTAGAGAACAAACGAGTACATGATATCTTTCTAAGTGGACGATATCTGATAAGAGACTTAGTACACACCGTTTCACCACAGAAATATACAACAACATTTACCTGTGTCAAATCAGACTATAGATCGAATACAAGACTACGAGGAGAGAGAATAGAAGACAATGAAACCAATGCAAGAGGTGTAATAGAGATATAATGAAAGACTGGATAGAACATAGAATGAAGGTATTGCGTAGTGAAAAAACACTTGATTTATATGACCTTTTAGAGAAGAAACGTTTACAAGATTTACAAGAACCTGTAAAGTCTGTAAATTACGCAAAGGTACAAAAGAATAGTAAGTCTAGTGGTATAAAACAAACAACTTATCGACAGGAAAAAAATTTTAAATGAAAACTTATTACGGCGTAGTAGAGAGTCGCAACGATCCTAAACAGTTAGGTAGACTGAGAGTTCGTGTATTAGGACTACACACAGAGGACAAGATACAGTTACCTACCAGTGATCTACCATGGGCGACAGTATTAACACACGATGGCAGTAACTCAGGTTTGGGCACTACTCCGTCTTTCTTTGTAGAAGGCACTTGGGTACTCATAGGTTTCTTTGACGAGGATAGACAAGAGCCGTATGTACTTGGTGGTATACCTGGTACACCTGACACACTAGGTAATCCTAATAGTGGGTTTAATGATCCTAACAGACGTAGCACAGATGACAGTACAGACGAATACAACCAGTCTGTATATCCTAAGGCGATAGACACTAGTGATGTACATGAGAACGCAAGAGGCAGTCTAACTAGCAGTAATGCAGTTAATAGAGATACTATAAGAAAGACCAGTATACCTTCAGCAGACTTTGATGGGTTTGAAATACCTACAGTAGGCAGTAATCTATCAGTAGTCAGCAGTAATGCGACAGAGTTTAGCGAACCACTTGTTGTAGAAGGCACTTATAAACCTACGTACCCGAAGAACCATGTGTATAATACAGAGAGCGGGCACTTGTTTGAGTTTGATGATACGGACAGTTATAATCGTATATTACTAAGTCATGCGTCAGGCTCTTATGCTGAGTATAGTAATGACGGTACCTATGTGTCTCATATCGTTTCAAAGATGTTTGAGGTTGTGTCGTCTGATAAGTCTTCTCTATGTGAAGGTGATGTTATCGAAACGATTGATAAGTCTCTTAAACTCAAAGTAAATAAATTAAATAGTTCTGGTAATCATTATGATATTGAAATAGGCGAAGGTGCTAACTTTAATATTATGGTGAGGTCTGGTTCTCTAAATATGAATGTTAATGGTAACGTGAATATCTTTTCGAATGATGATATTAATATGTCTTGCGATAACTTTCGAGTTGACGCTTCGAATAAGGTGACGATATCTTCGGGTGATAAAATGTTACTCGATAGTTCGGGTGAGAATGATATTAACGGTACCCCTATTAATCTTAACTAAGGCGGAAACTGGAGCATAAAGTCTAATCTATAAATGCAATAGACACTATCTCTAAATGTATGGGTAATCTATATGTGGAAATGGTTATTAAGACTGTATATCGTATGGTCGATTTGTTTAGATATATCTGTAATAGGTGGTTTGATCTATTACTTCTTTTTTCTCTAGGCGGGAACTGGTAGAATTGTCGTTAGTATCTTTTGTGTATATACTTAAAGGGAATAATTCTAACTGAACAGGTACGGCAGTATCACACGACATACAACACTCCGGTGTACCACAATCTGTATGCTCTAAATTCATAAAACTATATATACATATGTCCATCCTTAGAAAAAATATCCTTAACGCTACTCACATAGAGTTTCCAGAATACCATAAAGTCTATTCGATATCGCAACTCGGAAACTTTATCGATTACAATACAACACTAGAAGAAGACGCAAGATTTAGACTAGAGAGTTTGATGAGTGATCTAGACAAACGTGGTATGACTCACCCGATACTATTATCACCTACAATCGCTTATAGTGTATCTGTTGGACATCAACGAGTATGGTATGCCAAACAAAAAGGGTATACACATATAGATTGTTACGAAGTACCTAATCAAACATCTTGGGAAAAAGTTTTCTCTTACACACAATCAAATGACTACTGGCAAAAAAATTCTCACAAGTAGATATATAAACTTTCCGCAAAAGTATATACTCGCAGACTTATCAACGTTGACATACAAGTGGGATTCTGTACCAGTGAACGAGTGGACAGATTATGCAGACAAGTATGATATACCGTATAAGGAACTCTTTTCGGATTTAGATCGGAATGGTTTAATGCATCCTGTAATTGTAAGAGATTTAAAAAATAATGGTGTCTTACGAAAATATAAGTGTGGGGGTCGTAGAATTATATGGGCGAAACGTCAAGGTTATACACATATATCTGCCTATCAAGTACACGATATCTTTGGTACGGAAGAAGATAAACAACTAGCGGATGCAATTGTGAAGGACCAATGGTTTCGAATTGACTAAATACTATAGTATGAATACAAATCGAGGAATACATTAGAATCCCGTTCTGGGATCGATTATAGATATATAATCATTTTTACAAAGGAGAATACATGTTAAGATTAATAACCTTTACGGTTGTAGGTATGCTACTCTTGTCTTATCAGGCAATGGCGGCAGAGATTACTCCGTATGGTACCTTTAACTACAAATGGTCACATGATGAAAATGCTTCTGGCGTTGCATATGACAAACTAGAGAACAATGGTTCATTAATTGGTGTCGATATTATCGAAGAC